AATTCCAGTGCCTTTTGTCGCATTTCCTGTTCTTTCATTCGGGCTAAAATTGCTCTTGTCCCAATTCCAAGAATCCCAGACGCACTGATTACAGATAAAAGAATTGTAATAATACTGCTCAAAAAAATCACTCCCACTTATGATGAAATTTTCAGAATCTGAATTGTGATTTTGTCACCATCATTTACGGTTTTTAGCCCAAAATAAGTAGAAATATCCGTATACCGCATAGTATAATCTACGTTACGAGTCAAATATAATCCGTTTTTATACACGTTTGCAACTGCTTTCCCAGCGATTTCGTCGTCTAATGAGTATCTGCCTTTTGCTACAGGAACGTCACCGTTTCCGTTTGTAATAGTATATTGTGTTGTATCCTCTAACAGTTTGATTTTGTTTTGTTTCTTGTCATTCCACCAAGCATTAAAGTCAACCTCTAAAGTTTGTAATTCTGTTTTAGAATCAGTCAAAAACTTGTCAAACTGTGTCTGCTGTGTACTTAGAGCAGTATCAATCTGACTTTGTGCATCTGCTACAAATTTATTTGTTTTTGCCTGTGCATCTGTAACAAATCCGGAAATTTGTGTCTGTGCATCCGCCACTGTTGCAGTAATTTGACTTTGTGCATTTGTTGCAGCTTCCTGCACGACATTCACAATATTTTCCGTTCCTGTGATGCCGACTACATACGGACAATTCGCAGCTCCACGATTATCGTTTACGTTTTCGGCATTGATAACGGTTGCCTGTGCAGGTACATAGACATAGGCAAGCACAAACAACTTTGCTGCGTTGGTGTCCGGAACATCCGGCTTTTGCGGATCAGCTGCCGGTGTCCCTTTATGTACATCAATATAGCCGTTTCTGTATGCTTCATCCAGATTGACCGATACACAAACTGCATCCCATCGAGGGTTCTCGCTGTCTGCCGCATCAATCTCGACTTCCAGAATATCCGTATTTCTCACATACTTATTTAAGATTTTTGCTCTGCCTGTGTCAACCTGAACGCCCATCGTAGATCCATCGGCAAAAACTCTAAATTCTTTTCCAATGCCTGCATAAATCCCGTCAGAAATCAATCCTTCGAAATAATCTGAAAAATCATCTGCCCCATACAGGCGGTCATGATTGATACTGTCATAAAATCCACTTTTTATCATGATTTCATCTCCCAGTCTGAAAATGTTGGTGTTACTCTGTAACCGTTTTCGTCATCCGCTTCAATTACTTCCAAAACTCGTGCATTTGCTTTCATGCCGTATTCATTTTCAATGCTTACAAGGTCGCCTAAATCCAAATCCCGGCGGTATATAAATTGCAGTGTTGTGTCCACTTCTCCGGACAGTCCCTCAATGATGCCAGTTTCAAACAGCTTTTCTTTTCCACGCTGTCTTAAAAGTATCCCATATTCAGCAGCAGTGTAATATGTACCATCGTCTTTTTTCATTCTTAGGTCACGAGCATCCACAAAAATTTCCCGGCGGTCTAATTGCTTCGGAACATTGTGTTCATCGGCAGAATTCCACGTCTTGTGCGTCCAAATAACTGATCGGTCAGCACCTTCCCCTTCTCCGGCAATAAAAGCCATCGTTTTATTATTCTCATCGTCCAAAACATATTGACTATTGATTAAGTTGTAGTATTTCGGTGAAAAAATAACAGGGGTATTTTCTTTTTGGTCGAATGTCCGATCAACGCCTTTGTAACACGTAAAATTGAATCCATCCTTTTTATCTGTAAAAACAAATCTAAAACTAAAACCATACTGCTTGCATATACTGAAAATTGCATCAAGAAGATTCTGATATTGATAGATGTTCCAATAAAAATATCCCTCTTCATTATCAATTTTCACACCATACAAATCTTTTATAATATCGATTTCCCGATCGGCATATTTTGCATTCACACCTTTTGCTTCCAAGCTGATCAGCCAGCAGCACAATGCTGATGGAGAACTTGCAGAGAAAGAACCGGCATTTGCAACGACCCTGTAAGATAAGATATTTTCAACGCCACGTCCGGAAATGATAAAATAGTTCCCGTTTTCTGCATCGGTCTTGATTTCAATGTGTTCAATCATCATCGTGCTTTCACAATCTTCCCGAAAAACGTAAAATCCAATCTGCAAGTACTGTAGTAAATCTGGATCAGCTGGAACGTATAGCTCAAAATCCCCAACATCCCAGTAACGCCGTGTCCAAATTATGGAACTATATTGATCAATTACAGCAACTCTTTGAAAAGTTTGATTCAATATGTACAATACCAAGCCATCATACCCCCAGTAATAACTTGTCAACTGTGATAGTAACAAGCAGATTTTCCGGTTTTTCGTCTGCTCCATAGGTTAGACGATTTTTCCCAGGCAGCAGCTGCACCCACTCAAAACTTTCGTCCATCGTGTTCAGAATATTTTTGGTTGTTCCATCCGCAAATGTCTTTACAATAGACAAATGATGTTTATTGGTGTTTACTGTAATTTTTTCGCCTTGATTCAGCGTTGTTTCTGTGCCTGTCAGCTTCATGGTTTGATTGGATGTCAAATTGGTTAGCCATGGTCTGGATGTGATTTTTCCAATCGCCTTAAATTCGACCACCATTCCCGTTGACACCAGTCCGGCATTGATAATGCCAGAGGTGCTGTAATTGCGTTCAGAAACAGGAATCGGCTCGCCAATATTGATGGAAAATGGAAATTCAAAACGGGCTTCTGATACTGACAAAACCAATGTTTCTTTCTTTGCACTTCTAAAATATGGGTCATTGCAAATAATGGATACTTGTGCAGCTTCATTGTTGCTGAACAGGTCGCATTCAAATGTTTCCACATATCCATCAATGTAGACATCATGCAGCCCATTCCGGAAATAGATCCGGACGACTTTTCCCAGCGGAAAATGTTCGTATAAAGCATTCCGGTTTTGCTCCACGTCTGGAAACATCTTGATATATAGCACAATATTTCGCTTGTTGATTCTGCCAGAGTTATAAACCTCTCCGTCTACGTTGGCAATTGTGCTAAAATTCAACGTTGCTCCGGGTGGGGCTAATCCATCTATTTTATAAATGCAAAAATTAGCGTTATTTGTAAAATCAATCGTTTTTGTTTTGACGAAATACAAAAAAATCACCCCTTTGCATTCAGCAGATTTTTGGACTGCCTGTAAATATCATACCGAGATAGTGCCTTTGGACTGTTGTTTGTCTGATTAAAGTTATAATTGTTGACAACTTGCGTTGTTCCAGCCGCTTTGGATGTGCCTGCTCCAATATTCAAATCACTGGAAACGTTTGCAATCGCAGATTTCGCAGCCTGTAGCGTTTTCTGTGCAGATTTCTGCATCGCATTCACAGCGGTCTTTGTTTCATCTTCGATACCCTCTGCCATGCCCATCGGCAAGAATTTACCAATCTGATCCGCCATGACTTTAGACGGGGAATTGATGTCAAAGAAACTTCTCAGCCCATCTAAAACGCCCTGACCAAATCCCTGAATTTTATCCCAAATCCAGCCTGCCATGTCATTGATCCCATTCCATAAGCCTTCCACAATATCGGAACCAATGCTATAGATTTTATCTGGCAAGCCGCTAATGCCATCTACAATGTTATCCCATAAATTCTGTGCGGCTTCGCTCGCCTTGCTACCAAGATCACTTGCAAATGTTGTGACTTTTCCAATGATGTCTGTCAGCCAGTTCCAGAATTCGCCCGGAAGTTCCTGTATTTTCGTGGCGATGTTATCAAAAAAACTACTCGCTGCTTCGCTGGATTTCACTTGCATTTCAGCTGCCCATGTTATAACATTGCTGATTACATTTGTCAGCCATTCCCAGATTCTTCCCGGCAGTTCTGAGAAAAACTGCACAATAGAATCAATGATTTCCGGAATTTTTTCTGTTACAAAGGTTTTGATATTCTCTGCCCATGTCAAAATTGTTCCGATTGTTGCACCAATTGCATAACCAATCTTATATGGCAAATCGCTGAAGAATTGTACAATCCCGTCAATGATTTCTTGTACCTTCTGGTCAAAGGTCAATTTCATTTCAGCTGCCCATTCAATGATTTTCCCCGGCAGCTGTTTCAGAGAATCAACAATAGCTTGTATAAATTCTTGCATGGACGTTTTCGCATTCGTCCCTAAATCAGAAAACCATTGCTTGATACTTGTCCAGACCTCTGATAATTTCTCGCCGATTTTCTCCGCAAGCGGTGTCAATCCTTCCACAATTGCATCTAAAATTTTCGGAATTGCAGCAACCAGAGCTACTAAAATTTTCGGAATTGCCTTTACAATTTCCATAAGAAGCTTCACACCGGCAGCCATAATTTTTGGTTGTGCATTGGTTAGAAATTCTGTAATTGCAACAATTATATTCGGCAATGCATCAACAAGGCTCTGAATGATGTCCGGCAGAGCATCCACCAACGCATTCAAAAGTTCAGTTGCAGCATTTAAAAGCTGTGGATAGCATTGTGCAACAAAATCCACAATTGAGCGAATAACATCCGGTAATGCAGCAGTCAGCCCCTGAACAATTTCCGGCAATGCAGCAATCAAACCGTTCAGCATGGTTTTAGCTGCTTCTAAAATTTGCGGTGTTGCTGCGGTCAGCCCATCCACCAAAAGAGGGATCAAAGATAGTAACTGATCCAGTAAGCCCGGCAACGCTTGCACGATTGTATCAAAAAGCGTGGTAATTCCGCTTAAAATCTGTGGTGTTGCATTTACCAGCATTTCAATAAGAGCCGATATAAGTTCGGTCACGGTTGTTCCAAGGTCTAATTCTTTGAGTGCAGTAACAAGCCCCTGAAACAACTGCATTGCAGCACTTAAAAGCTGCGGTGCAAGTGTAATGATTTTCTGTGCAAGCTGTGTAATAATGGTTGTAAGACTTGTCAGCAATTGCGGTGCAACGGTTACAATTCCATCTGCAAGCGTCATGACAATTTCTCCGGCAGCAGCTAAGAGTTCCCCAGAATGCTCTGTGATACCGTTAAGAATGCTCTGAATAATCTCCACGCCGATATTTGCAACGGTTGGTAAAACACTGGTAATGGTTGTTGTTAAGGTTGTCAGGATATTTCCGACAGATGATCCAATCTTTTCGCCTGCTCCGTCTACACCATTGGTCAAATCCATAAATGCACTGGCAAGATTTTCAACATCCGGAACAATTTTTGCAAGCACCCCAGATGCAAATGTGGTGAACATAGCAAGAACCGGTGTGAATGCTGTGCCAATTTGGGCAATGGAATTTTTCATGTCAAGTTGAGCAGCGTTCAAGTCCATAACAGCCTTGTTATTTTTCTTGTACTGCTCCCCAAGGTCGCCATATAACCCATCCAGAGTATCAACAATTAGCTGCTGCCGCTGCTGTTCATCACCACAGGCTGCCAATTTGGCATTAAAATCATCTTCGTTTTCGCCTGCCCAGTTCAGAGCATCCGCCAAATTACCTGTAACCTGCCCAACCTTTGCGGTTTCGTTGACAGATTCTGCTAAGCCATCAAGCGGAATTGAATCGCCATATTTTGCCCAGATACCAGCCGAACTATTGAGCAGGCTATTCAGATTCTCTGTGCTTGTCCCCATCGCCATGAAGTTTGATACAGTGGTATTTGCAGCGGTTTCATCGCCCAAAACACCATACATGTCCTCGAACATTTTTCCGGCTTTTTCGCTGCTGATTCCGGCAGATTCCGCAGCAGAATTTAACTTTGCCATGTTATCATTAAATTCCTTGCTGCCCTCTGTTGCTGCAACTAAGCCTGCTCCCAGCCCTGTCAGAGCCATTCCAAGTCCAGTCAGAGCCGCTTTTCCAAGAGATCCAAGAAATTCTTTTAACTTGCCACCGGATTTTTCTGCTTCATCGCCGGTATCTTTGATTTCTTTGTTCGCATCGTCCAAAGATTTTTCGGCTTTTTTAGCAGAATCCCCCGTTTCATCCAGCGTGTTGTCAAAGGCATCTGCTGCACTTTCAGACGATTTCAGATAATCCTTATTTTTCTTTAGGTCATCTGACAAATTGGAGATTTCCGCACCAAGACGTTTTGCTTCGTCTGATTCTTCCCCGTACTTTATGACAGCATTTGCGTGTTCCTGTCGCAGGGACTTTAGATCCGATTCCTGCTGTTTGATTTCATTTGATAACTTGTCAAACGCACTTACAGTTTGTGTTTCTGTTTCTTCAGCCTTTGCAAGGGTATTATCAAAATCATTTGCTGCTGTTTCAGCTTCTTTCAGTTTCTTACGATTTTCATCTAATTCGCTTGATAAATCAGAAACTTTTTCCGCTGCTGCTTTTGCTTCATCTGAAAATTGCCCATACTCCAATACAGCACTGGAATATTCTTTTTTTAATGTCTTTAGATCCGATTCCTGCTGTTTGACTTCCCCTGACAGATTGTCAAACGCACTTACAGTTTGTGTTTCTGTTTCTTCAGCCTTTGCAAGGGTATTATCAAAATCATTTGCTGCTGTTTCAGCTTCTTTCAGTTTCTTACGATTTTCATCTAATTCGCTTGATAAATCAGAAACTTTTTCCGCTGCTGCTTTTGCTTCATCTGAAAATTGCCCATACTCCAATACAGCACTGGAATATTCTTTTTTTAATGTCTTTAGATCCGATTCCTGCTGTTTGACTTCCCCTGACAGATTGTCAAACGCACTTACAGTTTCTTCTTCTGTGTTTGCAAGTTCTTCTGCTTGCCTTGCAGCTTCTTCGGCTGCCTTACCCATCTCGTCCAGTGTGTTGTTATGCTTTGCAATCTCAAATTCATTTCCCTTAATAGCAGCTTTTAAGCTGTTCATTCTAATCTGCATATTCTGTGCAGCTTCAGAATTTTCACCCTCACTTTGCACAATCTCAGCAAGTTTCTTTTCATAATCCGACAGAATTGTGGAATAACTTTCGTTTACGGTCTTTAATTGTGTGATTTTTGCAGTTAGTCCATCAGCAGAATCGCTCCACTTGTCCATTCCAGCAGTCGCTACTTTGAACTCTGAGTTTGCAAGAGCAATTTGTCGGTTTGCTTCCTGCAAATTGCTTTTCAGTTCCGAAATATCAACTTTAAATTTCGTTGTTGTTTCTTTCGATTTTGCCATTCCTTATCACCACCATTAAAACCAATTATCCCTTGCCGGTCGCATCATGCGAGCAGGCTTTTTCTTTTGCTTGCTATGTTTTACTGTACGCTTCATCAATAAAATCACTTCGTGAGCAGGATATTTCCGCACTTTAATTGGATCTAAGCCACTGAATCGGTCGCATAAACTCACAGTAATATCAAAAAATGTATCATATAAGGACAGCTTTCCGCCGCCCATCATCAGTTTCCCTGATTTTTTCCGTTGTCCAATGTCTTAATTTCAGAAAAGCAATACTTGATTGCCTGAATAAAAATCGGTACCAATTCGCTGACTTTTGTCCGGCGAATCTCTTCTTCTGTAACACCTTCAAAAATCTGCATCAGCAATGGTTTCAGCTGCGGCAGCAATTTCAGAATCATTCCACCGACTGCCGCTTTATCATCCACCTTGTCCAGATCTACACATTGCACAAGGTCTTCCATTGTACCCCACATCAGGTCAAACTGTGTCGCTGTGTAAGTCTTTTCCAATGTTTTTCCGGTCTTATCATAAATTCTCAGTTTCATGTCCATTATCATTTCCTCCGTTTAAAAATAGGCACCACACAATGTGGTCGTGCAGTGCCTAAATAAAATATCAATCTGTGTAAAGTTTACGCTGTCTTCGTTACTACATCATCCGGTGTCATAACCTTTGTGAACCATTCGTCCAAATTATCAGCCCGTGCATAGCGTTCATCGACCACAATACCAGTAATAGATTCTGTTCGCTGTGCTGTCTGTGTACCCTCTACTACAACGGTTGTATCGTCTCGATACGCAAATTTATGAATGGTGCTGATTGCAGTATAGGTCAATTCCATATTGGTTGTATCAATGCTGTCAGATTCGGTGTTGACTTCTTCGGACGGGATCGCAAATACACCCTTGTATTTCCATGCAAACCGCCAGAAACCATCTGTTCCCTTTGTTTTGTAACCAATGCAGAACTGTTTCGGTCTGGTTTCCCCTTCGATCAGCATGCCCTTTGTTGCATCAAATGCCTGACCGGTAATGTCTGCCAGTATTGCCAACTTCAACGGAGCAACTGTAAGTGTAAATGTTTCTGCACCCTTTGCAGGAATTACAATCATACCTCTGTTGTCATAGAAGTGCGTTTCGCTGGAAGTTTCCACTTCTTTTGCAATCGTTGCAACATACGCCAGTCGATGTGGCGTTGTAGTAACAAATTTCTCCTCACTATCTTCCAAGACCTGTGCATAATACAAATCCTGTACGCCACGATATTCAAAAACGCTGTTAGAATTATCTGCCATGGTTAAACCTCCTCATTGTTTTCACGGATTTTAAGAATCTGCACAGAAATGCCACGCCCGATGTGGGTATCCAAGTCACTAACCGCATCGTAAGCATCGCCCCATGCTTCAAATCCATTCTTTTTTAACTTTTCAATCGCTTGCCGCAAAACGTCATAGCATTTTTCCGGTTCAACGGCATAAAAATTGACATCATAGGTGTATAATGTCGCATATTCCAGATTATCATAAGCACTATTCAAATCGCCAGAAACCTGCCAGAATGTGAAAAACGCATCTGGATACGGTTCATCTTCCAGCAAACTTCCCTGCCGCCGAACCGGATACCCGAATTCTGATAATAGTGCAATCAAACGGTCTTCCATCGGTCACCCCATATTCCGTTCAATCCATTTTTCAATGGCTTCTCTTTGCAAATAGGTAATTGCAATTTGCGTTTTCCTGCCATAAACAGCATCATACAGCCCCGGAACGGCTGCCATTGGCGGTTCGTGTCGAGGTGTTCCATACATCAGGAAATTAGATACCAAACTTTCCGACAGGTTAAACCCGATTTTTATTTCGCCAGTAAAGCCCTTCCATTCAACGGAAAAATTCTTGTCCAGTGTTGCTTTCGTGTCCCCTGTCCAGAACTTTCCCTTTGCTGGCATATTGGCTTTTCTCATAATCGCAGTGACTTGCTCATTGACGTATTCTTTGGATGCTTTCAGGGCGGCTTCTGTTGCTTTTTTCAGCCCTTCTTCCCCTGCTGCCCGGTCAATGCTCTGCATGAGTTCCTGCCAACCGGAAAACTGTAAGCCGATTTGATTCTTCTTTCCCATGATTACGCACCTCCGGAAACAGCCCTGATTTTGAATTTCAAGATCTGATTCCTCATATTGATGTTTTCTGGTGTTCCAATGACTTCATAGGTTTTTCCGTCTGCATTCTGAATCCGGCAGTCTGCTTTGATATCAGGTCGATACCAAGTTTCAATGACTGCGGTATCTTCAATGGTGATCACATCATTATTCGTGCGTTCTGTTCCGCCGAATGTTTTAAAAGATGCATAAAACAGAATCCCAGTTTCTGGATAAACTTTTTTTGTTATGCCCTTTATCAGTTTTGTCTGCGGAATCAGCAGCCATAATGGAACAACAAACGGCTCATTCGGTCGATAATTTGACAATTATGCATCTCCCTTCTTGTAGATCAGCTGGATTGCACGCTGAACAAAATACTGTGATAATTCCGCCGTGCCCATCCCATAATTCCATAGGTCAGAAACACCACGGATAATCACACCGACAGCCTCCGGACTGTTTACGACCGCATCCGAAACGCCAGCATCCAGCAAAAACGCTTTTACATCATTGATGTAGGTTTTCAGCGTTTCATCCTGATACGTCCCCGTGATATTCAGACCGATTTTCACTTTTTCCAACAGTTCTTCGGCTGTCATGTGATTCACTCCTTACTTTGCAGACTTCTTCAGCACGAATACAGAATTGACATCCAGCAGCTTGCCGTCCATAATGCAAAGTCCCTTATTGTACCATACATTCTTTTCATCGCTAAACCACCGCTTAAATGCCAGCTGCAAATTGGTGTTGATTGCATAATCATTCGGGCGGAAGTAAATTGCGAATGCATCCCCGTCCGCTGCTGCATCAAAGTCTTTCATGATGTCTGGTTCTACGAGGATGACTTCCCGTCCCGCAAACTTGCCGGATACTGTACCATTGACCGGATCATATGTTTCCATGTAAAGTGGTCTGTCGTTTGCGTCCTTCAACGTCATGATCTGAGATTCAAACGTTGCAGCAGTCATTACCAGAATGCCTTCCCCACGATAAGCCAGCGGCACCTTTGCAAACAGCTTTGTTCTCCACTTTGTCCAGTCTGCAAGCTCTGCCACAGTAAAGGTGATCTTGTTTTCTGCCTTTACCCGTGTATCGTTGAGAATGCCCATCGGCTGACCGCTGCCAGTGCCGGACAAAATGACACGGTCAAATTCCCGTGCAAACGCTTCGGACAACAGCCGTGCCATTTCCGTTTCCAATGTATCCAACGTAACAACCTGAGAAAGCAAGGACTGAGAAAGACGTGCTTCCACAATGTGATAGCCGAAAGATACGCTGGTCTTGATTTTCGGAACTGCCTGTGTATCAGAAACAGTCGTTTCCGTAATCCAAGAAACCGTTGGAACCAGTTCTTCAATCGGAAATTCTACGCCGCCCTTAACATTCAGCTTCCGGACACGGTTATACAAGTTCCCATAGACTTTCAGTTCCTTGATAAACTCGTTCATGATGGTGTTCGGAATCACCTTGCCGACATCCGATGTAATCAAGGTTTCATCTGCACGCTTCTGGTAGTTCCATTCGCCGGTCTGCACATACTGCATAAATGCTTTCCGATATTCCATGGAATCCAGTGCATTTCCGGTTCTCTGTTCTCCCTGCGGATTCATTGCAAACGATGCAAGATTTCTTGCCTGCATCGGATTAAATGCAGACCGCTGTCCGGTTGCATCATCGTCTGTCTTGCCAGCAGAATCACTTCCAGCATCATCCTGATTATCGTCCTTTTCTGCTTCTTTCAGCTGTTCTTCTGCATCCTGTAATTCTTCTTTCAATGCCAACAGGGTCTTCCCAAGGTCTCTTACTTCCTGTGCATCTTTGGAAGTTTCAAGTTTTGCCTTGAGTGCCTCAATTTCTTTCTTTCTTTTTTCAATCAGATTTTTCAGAAATTTTTTCATATGCTCATACCTCCAGTAAATATTTCAGTTTCAGCTTTTCCAGTTCTACATCTTCACTGCCTTTGGAACGTGATTTTCTGGCATCTTCAACCGCTCGCTTGTCACGGGCGGAAATTTCAGTACTTTCATATGCTGGAAATGTCACAGCAGAAACCTCTGCAACCTGTCCAATGCTATTGATGTATCGGGTCGGATGGTCGGTATCTAAGCCTTCCCATTCATCTCCAGTAATCGTAAACATAAAGGACATACCGGAAATATCGCCACGCTGCACAGCAGAATATAACGCCTTTGCATCCGGATTGTTTTCCACGTCCAACTGTACTTGTATAGCTAACCCATCCTTGTCACGCTGGAGCTGCATCGTAGATTTTTTGTTTCCGGCTTTTGCCCGTGCCAATGGAATCATGCCCGTATTGTGATTGACCAAAAACCGCACATCAGATAAATCTGCATCATCCAACGCACCTCGCCGAATAATTTCATCGTAAAATCCCAAATCAGTTTTCATTTCAAAAACAATCGGTCTTCCAACCAGATAAGAACCGCCATCGCTGTCTGTATCTGCTCGAATGTCAAACATAAAATTTCTTTTGCAAAATTCAAGCATTGCATTGCACCTCCTTACATAATTGTAATATCATTGATTTTTGGAGAACTATTGTCGCTTGTTCACGACAATGCCAAATAATATTCACCTGCCGGAACACTCGAAATATCAACGGCTTCTGTTACGCCAGCTGTTGCATACACATACTCAAAATCGACTTTGACAATGTTTTCGTTGTCCGCTGCCAGCAGGCTTTGAATTGATGTCGCCTTTTCTGCATCTGTCGCACCGGTAACCAGACCAGCAGGAATGAACTTGAAAAATTCCCCGTCTTTCATCGAGCTTGAAATGTACCCATATAACAGCAACTGTGTCGGGCTGATGGTCAGTGGCGTGGTGCTAAAAGTCGTCACTTGCTGATTCCATCCGAAATCCGTATTATTATAATACAAGGAATGATTGGAATCTGCATTGCAAAATGCACTTTCCGCTGTGATATATTCCTGCAAAGATTTCAGCCCCGTTGTTGTCAGCGTGTAAATCGTACCTGTATAGTTTGTATACATTGCGTTATCAAACACATAATAACGGGTCGTGGTTGACCCTGTGCCAATCAAATTTGGCGTAATGATAGATGACCCATCCGCATTATTGACTTTCAGCCGATATACGGTC